CAAGGCATTGAAAGAGTAAAAAGAATATATGAGCCATTATTCCAAAGTGGTAAAGAAGGATCAGAGCAATTAAAAAGATTAGGTGAAGACTTTAAAAATATACAAGATAGAAATCAAGCAAGTCTAAAAGCAGGTTTAAAATTTATTAAAGATCAGGCTAGAGATATAACAAATTTATTTAAAGCATCTCAACAATCATTAAAGTTTGTAGGTGATACAATTCTATCATATCACGATGCAAGAATGGAAGCATTAAAACGAGAGAGGGATTATGTTTTACACTCTGGTGAATTAACAGGTGCTGCTCAAAAGAAAGCTATAGAAGATATACAAAGAAGAGAAATAAAAGCACAAGAGAGAAAGATAAAAGCTGAAAGAGATTTATTCACTATAAAGCAGTCTTTACTTATTGCTGAAGAGATAATGAAGTTTAAGTTTGAGGTCGCTGCAAGGAAAAGAGAATTAGGAGATAAAGTGACTGCAATAACTGCTGAAGGTATAACTCAAATAGGTAAAGCAAAAATGTCACAAGGTACATTTGCTGCTCAAGGTGGTGCTGTAGGTTTAGCAACTTTTGCTGTAACAATCGGAGGACTTATAGCATCAATATTAGCAGCTAGAAAGAAAGCACAAGCGGCATTATCTCAATTAGGAGCTCCATCCGCAGGTGGAGGTACAGGTGGTGGAGGTGTAGAAGCACCAGACTTCAATGTAGTTGGTGCATCACCTGAATCACAATTAGCACAATCTGTTCTAGGACAACAACAAAAACCACTTAGAGCATTTGTAGTACATAAAGATATTAAGACTGCTGATGAACTTGATAGAAATACAGCTAAGTCATTAGGATAAATATATAACGAATACAATCAAAATAGTTAACTATATATGGAACGCATTATAGAACTTATTATAGACGAAGAAAACGAGTTTAGTGGAATAGAAGCTATCTCTGTTGTTGAAAATCCTGCTATAGAAGAAGATTTTATTGCTCTAAAAGAGCATAAAGAGGTAAAATTAGCTGAAGTAGACAAAGAAAAGAGGATTTTAATGGGTGCAGCCCTAATTCCTAACAAAAAGATATTCAGAAAAGGTGAAGAGGATGATTATTACATCTTTTTTAGTGAAGAAACAGTCAGAAAGGCTTCAGAATTGTTTTTGATGAAGGGAAATCAAAATAATAGCACCTTAGAACACGATATAGAGTTAAAAGGGATGTCTGTAGTAGAGTCCTGGATAATAGAAGACGAAAAAAAGGATAAATCTAGAAAATATGACTTTGATTTACCTATAGGTACTTGGATGGTATCTGTAAAGGTAAATAATGATGATGTTTGGAATCAAGTTAAGCTAGGTGAAGTAAAAGGATTCTCTATAGAAGGATATTTTGCTGATAAAATGGATGGACCTAAAGAATCTTTACCAGAAAACCTATGTGAAGAGTGTTTAGAAGAGTTAAATGCTGAATTTGACTTATTAGAGATAGTAGAATCACTATCTGAAGAGGTAGAGTTAGAATCTTATGGTGGTTATCCTGAATCTGCATCAAATAATGCTGAATTAGGTATAAAAAGAAATAAAGCATTAGGCAATAAGTGTGCTACACAGGTTGGCAAGGTAAGAGCAAGACAATTACAAAGGAAAGAGAAGTTTACAAAGTCAACACTTAAACGTATTTATTCTTATTTAAGTAGAGCAGCAGAATATTATAATCCTAAGAAACCAGATGCTTGTGGTACTATAAGTTATTTATTATGGGGTGGTAAAAGTATGCTTAATTGGACTGAATCTAAACTTAAAGGGTTAGAGGCATCAGCTACAATTATAGATGGTCGAGCCGCATACTCTACAATAGAAGAAGCAGAAAAAGCAGCTAAAGATATTGGTTGTAGTGGTTATCACACTCACGATTTTGAAGGACAAACTTGGTATATGCCTTGCAAAGAACATAATCTAGCTGAAGTAGGTCCAAAAGGTGGTATAAGAAAGTCACCTAAAGCTCCAAAATCAGGTACACCTAATAAAAACCCAAAAGGTAAAGGTACAGCTAAAGGAAATGCTAAAGGTAAGACAGGGGCAAAAGTATCTGCTAAAGATAGGGCTACATTACAAAATAAAGCTGATGATTTTAACAAAAGATATAAAGAAAAGCTAGGTTATGGTGTAACTGTAGGTATGTTAGCTAGTGTCTTCCAAAGAGGACTAGGTGCATTCAATACTAGTCATTCACCTAACGTAAAATCAGCTTCTCAATGGGCTTTTGCTAGAACAAATGCTTTTTTATACTTAGTTAAGAATGGTAGACCACAAAACGCTAAGTATACAACTGATTACGATTTATTACCAAAGAAACATCCTAAATCTAGTAAGAAATGAAAGAAACACCAAGTTATTCTTCACCAAAAAGCAGTAAGAGAGGATGCCTTTGTAAAGATGGTAAAACATACTCAAGAAAATGTTGCGATGGCACATTAAGAGGTCAAGGTATAGGTAGTATCACTAGATATTTATTTCACTTATATACTGAAGACGGTAATATATTAATGCAAGAGAACACACATAAATTATATCAATAATGCCAGATAAAAAAATATCAGAATTAACAGATGCTACTGCATTGACAGGTACAGAACAAGTGCCATTAGTACAAAGCAGCACAACAAAGAAAGCTACTATAAATGATATAATAAACCATATCATAACTGTAGAAAAAACAGCTTCAGCAGATGAGGCGGTTGATTTAGATTCATCTACATACGAAAATGCTATGATGATTAAATTAACCTGGGATGGTGCAACAGGTACTGCAACATACACATTACCAGATGCAACCTCATCTAATTCAACAAACAGAGTGTTAAGGTTTATAACGGATAGTACATTCTCTGCTAGTACAAGAGTTGACATAACTCCTGCTAGTGGTCAGAACTTAGATGGTGCTACAACTGCATATGAGATTAATAAAGCATATGAAGGGATAGCGGTATGGAGTGATGGTACAGAATGGTATATCATTCAGAAGAAGGCTTAAAAATACAACACTTTGATAGTTAATAAGTAATAATTATAAATACTAAATTTTATGAAAGCAAGTGAAATCGTTTCAAAACTGAAAGAAGTGCTTTTATCGTCATCTGAAGAAGTAGAGACAAAAGAAATGGTACAAGAAGACCCTCAAGAAGAGATTCAGGAGGAAGTACAACTTGAGTCTAATACTGAAGAAGTTAATGAGGAAGAAGTACAATTAGAGGAGGCTTCTGAAGAAGCATCTGAAGAGGTTGAGGCAATGAGTCCAAAGGAGGAAATGTCATATGCAACCAAAGAAGAATTAGCTGAAGTAAGAGCTATGGTAGAAAAAGTTATGGGTCAATTAGAGGCTAAGGAAGAATCAAAAGAGGAAGTTCCTCAAGAACTTTCTGCTGATGAGCAACCTTTAACTCATAGCCCAGAAAATTCAACAGAGAGTAGAGGATTCCATCTTTATTCTCAAAACGGACCGCAAACCACTCTAGACAGAGTATTAGCAAGATTAACAAAGTAAACAATTATTTTTAAATAAAATGGCAACAACTACATCAATTACTACTACTTACGCAGGGGAGTTTGCAGGTGAATACATCGCTGCTGCTCTGTTAGAAGGTTCTACTATCTCAAATGGTGGTATTACCGTAAAACCAAACGTAAAGTTAAAAGAGGTTATCAAAAAAGTATCTACAAATGACATCGTTAAAGATGCTACTTGTGATTTTGATGCAACTTCAACTATTACGCTGACTGAAAAAATTCTTCAACCAGAAGAACAACAAGTTAACCTACAGCTTTGTAAGAAAGATTTCGTATCTGATTGGGAAGCGTTATCAATGGGCTTTTCTGCACACAGCAATATGCCTTCTAAATTCTCTGACTTCCTAATTGCACACGTTGCAGCTAAGGTAGCACAAAGAACTGAGCAATCAATTTGGGCAGGTGATACATCTAACAACGGACAGTTTGATGGATTCTCTACTAAATTAGCTGCTGATGCTGATTTACCTGCTGCTCAAGAAGTTGCAGGAACTACAGTAACATCTTCTAACGTAATTACTGAATTAGGTAAAATCGTAGATGCTGTTCCTTCTACTCTATATGGTGCTGAAGATTTATATGTGTATGTATCACAAAATATTGCTAGAGCTTATGTAAGAGCATTAGGAGGATTTGGAGCATCTGGACTAGGTGCAGCAGGTACAAACAGCCAAGGTACTCAATGGTGGAATAATGGTTCACTTTCTTTTGATGGTGTAAAATTATTTGTAGCTAATGGTCTTGGTGATAACGTAGCTGTAGCAGCAGAAAAATCTAACTTATTCTTTGGTACAGGTCTATTATCTGACCACAACGAAGTAAAAGTATTAGATATGAGCGATCTTGATGGTTCTCAAAATGTGAGAGTGATTATGAGATTTACAGCAGGTATACAGTATGGTATCGTTGAAGATATCGTTACTTACGGTATTACAAACTCTGCAAACTAATAATTAATTAATTAACATAAAGGGGTGGGTGAGCCAAAGTGCCTACTCACCCTTTTTTAATACTAAAAAGATATGGCTTGTGATTTAACTAGGGGGCGTAAAGAAGGCTGTAAGGATCAGGTTGGTGGTCTAAAAGCTATCTACTTCACCGACTTCGGTGATTTAGGTACAATTACATATGCTGATGCAGCAAATGAGGATTACCAGGTAACTGACCTTTCAGGTACTTTTACTGCCTATAAATATGAATTGAAAGGTAACAGTAATTTCGAACAAACGATTACTGCTAGTACAGAAAATGGAACTACATTCTTTGAGCAATCTTTAAATATAACTCTAAAGCAGTTAAGTAAAGAAGACCACAAAGAATTAAAGTTAATGTCTTATGGTAGACCACACATCGCTGTGGAAGACTATAATGGAAATGTATTCTTAATGGGTATAGAACACGGTGCTGAATTATCTGGTGGTACTATTGCCACAGGTGCAGCAATGGGAGATTTAAGTGGGTATAGTCTTACTTTCACCGCTATGGAGAGAAGACCTGCTAACTTTATAGATGCTCCAACAGCAGCTGACCCTTATGCAGGTATGGCTTCAGCTACAGTAACAGTAACAGAGGGTACTAATTAATCCTTGTTTCTTTTGATAATGGTAGGGTGGCTTTTTAGTCACCCTATTTTTTTGAACAAAATCAAGGTTATTTAGTTATACTTATATGATAAGACTTTTACCAAATACAAATTCACAAACACTTAGTATAATACCTAGAGCATATACTGCTGCTAGTGATTTAACACTAAAGATTGTTGAAGATGGTACAAAAAAGAATGAGACACTAACTAGTTTAACTTCAACAGTAAACGGTAATTTTTTAGATATACCTTGTACATTTAGCATACTAGCTGAAGATTCTACATATTCTATAGAAGTCAAACAAGGTTCTACATTACTTTATAGAGATAAAGTTTATGCAACTGCTAAGACAGATACAACTATATCTCACACATTAAATACTAGTCAGTATAATAATTATGATGCTGAAACAGAAGAGCAACAATATATGATAATATGAGTCGAAAAAATATAAGAGCAAATAGAAATATACAGATACCTAAAAAGGTAGACCCTAGTATGAGGGTTATAAATCTATCTGGTTATGAGATTCCCAAAGTAAAAGAAAATACTAGAAAAGATTGGGTTGAATATGGTGATGATAATAATTACTTCTATGAGCTTATAGAAAGATATTTAGGTAGTCCAACAAACTCAAGATGTATCAATGGTATTGTTGATATGATTTATGGTAGAGGATTAAACGCAACAGATTCTACTGAAAAACCTGAGATGTTTGGTAAGATGCAATCTTTACTAAAACCTACAGATATAAAAAGGATAGTTAATGATCTGAAGATGTTAGGTCAAGCTACAGTCCAGGTAATTTATAAAGCAGGTAAAAGAGAGATATCAGGATTACATCACTTCCCAATGGAAACATTAAGGGCGGAGAAAGCAAAAGATGGTAAAGTACAAGCTTACTATTATCATCCTGATTGGGTGAATATAAAACCAACAGATAAACCAAAAAGAATACCTTCATTTAGGAATGGTGGTAAAAGTGAAAGAAGAGAGATTTACTGCATAAAACCATATAGAGCAGGGTTTTATTATTACAGTCCTGTAGACTATCAAGGATGTTTACAATATTGTTCTTTAGAAGAAGAGGTATCTAACTATCATATCAATAATATAAAGAATGGATTACAACCTTCTCTATTATTAAACTTCAATAATGGTATCCCTACAGATGAGATACAAGAACTTATTGAGAGAAAGATATATGATAAATTCAGTGGGTCTTCCAATGCAGGTAGATTTATACTAGCATTTAACGAGAGTGCAGATACACAAGCTAATATAGAGCCAATACATCTTCCAGATGCACACGCTCAATATGATTTCCTTGCTAAAGAGAGTAGAGAAAAAATTATGATTGGTCACGGTGTTGTATCACCTATATTATTAGGTATAAAAGACAATACAGGATTTGGTAACAATGCTGAAGAACTTAGAACAGCATCTATACTTATGGATAATATTGTTATCAGGCCATTCCAAACTTTACTTATTGATGCATTTAAGGAGCTCCTAGCATATAATGGAATATACCTAGACTTATACTTTACTACTCTACAACCAATAGAATTTACAGAGTTAGAAAATATATCTACTAAAGTTAAGAGAGAGGAAGAGACAGGTGAGAAACTATCTTCAGATAAAATAGAAGATATAGAAGTAGATGCTGAGATAGTTGAACCAACTGAAAATAAAGAAGAAGAAGAACTAGTATGAAGGCATTATTTATAACACTAAAAGAATTAAAGAGGAAGTCTATATTTGATGGTAATCTTGATGCTGATAAGATAATACAGTTTATTGAAGTGGCCCAGGATACAGAAATACAAACTTATCTAGGTACTAAATTATATGATAAACTACAATCAGATATTATAGCAAATAGTCTAACAGGTAATTATAAAACATTAGTTGATGATTATATAAAACCTATGCTTATTTGGTATACTCAAGCTGCCTTTATTCCTTATGCAGCTTATCAGATATCTAATGGTGGAATATATAAGCATAATTCAGAAAATTCTACTGCTGTAGACCAATCTGAAATAAATGCATTAGCTAGTCACGCTACAGAGACTGCTGAGTTTTATACTCAGAGGTTTATGGACCATATGAATTACAATAGTAATTTATATCCAGAATACATATCAAATCAAAATGATGGTATGTATCCTGAGAAGGATGTTAATTTTACAGGTTGGGTATTATAATGGCAAAGAAAAAAAAGAAGAGGGTTTATAAACCTAAGAAAGAGAACGAAATCAAATTAAATAGTTATCTTAAAAAGAGTAATAATGAGTTGGGGAAAGATATATGAGACAACACATTTTGGAGAAATAAATAACAGTATAGGTTGGGGCGATATCTATGAGACTATCGTTAGCACCTTTGCAAGACCTTTAGCAAGTACAGCTAGAATATTAGCTGACACTATCAACTATCTTGCAAGTAATTTATATAGTGAATAATGGCAAATACAATAAATTGGGCGGTAATATATTGCAGTAGTTGGTGGGGTGATAACACTAATCAGTCTACTGTTGATATAGATTCTAAACCTCCTTGTCTATAATTAATAATAATAAGAAATGGCTAAACAGACAGTTAATATTGGTTCGGCAGCAAACGATGGAACAGGTGATCCGTTAAGAACCGCATTCGATAAACTAAATGATAATTTTGATGAGGTATATGCTGATGACTTCGTAGTAGCTGCTAGGATAGCAGATGATATTATTACAGAGGCACACCTTGATGTTACTAACTCTCCTGTGGATGGTTATGTATTAACTTATGACTCTGCCTCAAGTGGATTTACTTGGGAACAAAAGTTTGATGGAGACATAACAGGTATAGTAGCAGGTAATGGACTTACAGGAGATGCTACTTCTGGAGATGCTTCTTTAGCAGTCGGAGCAGGTACAGGTATTACAGTAAATGCTAATGATGTTCAGATTGCAGATGATGGAGTAGATCATACTCAATTAGCAAATAGATATACTGCAAGTGGTAGTATTACAACATACACAGGAGCAGTTTCTGTAAACTGGGCAAATGCTACTAATTATGTAATGGGTAGTAGTTTAACAGGAGCAATAGAATTTGATTTTACTGGTTTTAAAACAGGGCAAGTATTAACTATACATAATCTAACAGGATCACAAACTATTACTTTAGATTCTGATGCTGCAACAAGTGATACATTTAACAAAGTAGGTGGTAATGATTATGATGGATCATCTACAAATGTTCTAATAGTAGAGTGTATAGATGATGATGCAACTGCTGTTTTTAACTATTCAATACTAACTTATACATCAGATACAACACCATAAGAATATGAAAGCAATAAATGATAATGGAACAATAAAAACTTATACTAACCTAAAATCTTTTGGTGGTGCTATAGGTTTACAATATGCAAGTGATAGTGATTTAGAAGCTCTCGGGTTTTACGATGTAGTAACTCCTTCTAAAAAAGAATCTCAAGAATATGGAGATATAGAATGGGATGCTGATAATAGTGTATTTACTTACCCTGTAAATAATAAAACTTATTCTCAAACAGTAGCAGAACTAAAAACACAAAAGATTGCTAATCTAAAACACTTATACAATAGAAAACTAGCAGAAACAGATTGGTATGTGGTTAGAGCAGCAGAAGGTGGCACAGCAGTACCTAGTGATATAGCTACAGAAAGAAGTGATCTAAGGACAGAGTGTGCTACTAAAGAAGCAGAGATAAATGCAAAAACAACAAAAGCACAAGTAGTAGATTATCAGTTACCAAGTTTAATATGAGTTTAGGAAAAAAGAAGATACAACACCAAGCAGCAGCAGCAGGTATTACAGGAACTGACCATTTTAATATGGTTACTTACGAAACAGATGGTAGCTATGATGAAATTACAGGAGTAGGATTCCAACCTGATTGGGTATGGATAAAAAGGCGTAATGGAGGAGGAAATCATTATGTGTTTGATAGTGTTAGAGGTGTGCATAAAGCTTTATTTCCTGATGAAACTTATGATGAAACAAATAATAGCAATTATTTAACTGCATTTGAAGCAGATGGTTTTGATTTAGGGTCAGCATCAGCAGGAGCAAATTCAGCATTAGTAGGAAGTGGTAATACTTATGTAGCTTGGTGCTGGAAAGGAGGAGGAAGTTCAGTATCAAATACAAGTGGTAGTATTACTTCTTCAGTTTCAGCTAATACAGATGCAGGATTTAGTATTGTAAAGTTTACAACATCAGGAGGAACAGGTACAGTGGGGCACGGACTTTCTTCAACACCTTCAGCCGTTCTAATGAAGCGAACAAACACAACATCAGATTGGTATTTTTTTACAACTGCTATTGATGGGTCTATGGATTTATTAAAATTAAACACAACAGATTCACAAATAGCTGATTCATTACAAGCATTTACTTCAACAACCTTTAAGGATTGGGCTAGTAGTGGGGATTGGATAGCATATTGCTTCCATTCAGTAGATGGCTACCAAAAAATAGGTACTTATAGTGGTAGCAGTTCAACTGTAACAGTAACCACAGGTTTTGAACCAAGATTTGTTATAATAAAAAGATATGATTCTCCAGGTTATGATTGGATTATGTATGACCAAGTAAGAAGTGGAGGTACAGATATGGATGACTATTTAGCACCTAATACAACTGTAGAAGAAGTAACAGGTAGTGCTATTGATATTACTGCTATTTCAACAGGATTCACAGTAGAATCAGGTAATTGGGCTGGAATTAACACAAGTGGTGGTTCATATTTATATTGGGCAATAGCATAAAATGGAAGATTTGAAGATATATGGAGCAAATTTAATAGCATTAGCTTTTAGTGTTTCTGCTATTAATCCTTTTTTACAAGCTATATCTTTATTGTTAGCTATATCATATACCATAATATCAATTTATAAAAAAGTCAAATGAATTTACCAAGAAACGGAGTTGCAAAAGAGATAAGACATTATGTAGGTAGTTTATTTATATTCCTATTTGTAATAGGTATAATAGTTGCACTTATACAATTCCCTGTGTTGGATACTAATAAGGAGGTTGTGATGATGTTAATCGGAACTATCTCTGCGAGTATTGGTATTGTAGTAAGTACAATTACAGGTGCTAAACCTGATGATGTTACTGCTCTAAAGAATGAAGTAGAAAAGAAAAATAACCAAATAGATTTATTAGTAAAAGCAAAAGATGATTTAGAAAAGATGGTTATTGATCTACAAAAACAAATGTTAGAGAATCAAGATAATGTAATGGATAAGATCATATTGAAAGCAGCGTTAGAACACGATGACAGATATATGGCTAGAAAAACCTTAAATAAAAAGTAATGAAGAAATATTGGAATCAAATAAAATACAGTATAGTGAGTTATGCTGTCACTAATTGGAATAGTGATAGGATATTTGATAAAGGTAAGATTATAGCAATAGGTGTTGTTATATTTTTTATCTTGTGGAAACTAATATATAGTATATTCGTATGAACCTTAACTACTTTACTTTCTCGGAATTTGACTCTCCTGATCTACCTAATTCAGGTAATAATATGGATAGGGACTTTCTTACCAAACTCGATATTGCAAGAGAATATGCAGGAATCAGTTTTAAAATCACAAGTGGATACAGAAGTAAAGAGCATAACGCTAAGGTCGGTGGAGTGCCAGACTCTGCCCATACAAAAGGACACGCTGCTGATATTGCCTGTAACTCAGGTAAAGAAAGATGCGTTATTATTAAAGCCCTTCTCGATGCAGGATTTAACAGAATCGGAGTGGCTAAATCATTCATCCACGTTGACAACGACCACAGTAAAGCATCCGATGTCATCTGGACATACTAACACAGTAGGAAATACATTATGGCTGAAATAAAGATTAAATCAAACGGATTAAGAAACGAATTAAAGGAGATACGTAAAAGTATCGACAAACTAACCAACGCCATTATTATGGCTCAAACACACAAACACTATGAGAGTAATAACAATACTACTTGTTGCAATGATGATGAGTTGTGCAAGTGCAAGAAACGAGAGGTTGACTAAATACCGAGAAATGACTGAAGGTATATGTGTAGATAACCAGAATGAAGTCCTGTTAGCACAGAAATTATATATAACTTATGTCAACCAATACTAAAAAGAAATTTAAAGATACCCAGGTAGGTCAGTTTCTACTTAATAAAATACCTAATGTAGTAGAAGCTGTAGCAGGTAATAGTTTAGCAGGTAATGTTATACAGGCTATTATTGGAGGATCAGAGATGTCTGATGAGGATAAACAGATAGCCCTTAAAAAACTAGATATAGAAAGAGCTGAAATAGATGGTACAACCAGGAGATGGGTTGCAGATGCTAGGTCAGGTAGTTGGTTAGCAAGTAATGTTAGACCACTAGTATTAGTTTTTTTAACATTATCTTATGTAATAGGATGGTATCTAGGTTATCCTTTAGATTCAATAACAGGTTTACTTTCTATTGTAATTGGTGGATATTTTGGTTCTAGAGGTGTAGAGAAAGTATTTGGTAACAACAAACATAGATAATGGCTGCTAGACTTAAAATAAGCTCATATAAGAGACCTTCTAAGACTAAACGACCAGGAGTACACTCTAAGAGTAAAACAAGCCATTTAAAGAGCTCTAAGAATTATAAGAAGAAATATAGAGGACAGGGTAGATAAATATCACTAAAAGAAAAGAAAGAAAAAAGGGTAAAAAAGAAAGAAAAGAAAAAGCCCCCTAGAAAAACAAACATTTCAATTTATCTGATCCAACTATATGACTATAGAAGTTTGGTAATTTTTAAAGTAGATTTACTGCTACTGTTTTGCAAATATATATTTTTTAATTAAATTCACAATATGGAATATAAATATTTCAGGTTTGAAGAGTTTGATTGCCCATCTTTACCAGGTTCTGGATATAAATATATGGATAGGGAATTTATAGAGATGTTAGATGAAGCAAGAGATATTGCAGGTATAAGATTTAAAATACTTTGTGGATATAGAACTAGTTTGCAAAATAAGGTACATTACAAGGCTTCTACTGCATCTTCTCACTTAATAGGTAGGGCAGCACATATTGAATGTAAAAACTCAAAGAAACGCATTAAAATAGTTGAATCGTTAAATATGGTAGGTTTTAGACGAATAGGGTTGCATCGTAATTACATCCACGTTGATAATGATGATCTTAAACCTAATATGCTTTGGTTTATTGCATAATTTTTTGTATATTACAGATGCAATTAATCGGACATTAATTCTTGGAGTAGAGGGTAGGTGAAGAAAAGTAATCTACCTTCTTTTTTTGTATAAATGTTAAAGTTTTGTTAAAATATTTGTAGATAACTTTTTTTTTGTAACTTAGGTCAAAATAAAATTATGAAACACTTTTATGATTTATCGTCTTACTTCACTCAAAGGATAACAGCTTTGGAAGGTAAGAATAGAGAACAAAGCGAGGAGATTGACAGATTACGCACCTTCTTGTTTGAGGTAACTGACCCTGAATGCCCAGAGATGTATAAAAATGTGGTAAGGAAGGAAATAGTTAAGGAAGAAGTATAACCGATTAATTTATTATTATGAATGTAGCAGAAAAATTATTAGCTATCCAAACGGAGTTA